CTTCGATCTCCGCTGGAACCTCGGTATCTGTCAGCTGGCTGATCCCGCCTTCATCTGCGATGGCATCAACCTCGCCCTCTACGGCCAAGAGTTCCGGCCGCTGGCGCCGGATCTCCTCCTGGATCAGACCCTTGACCTCCTGGCTCATCTCCTTCTCATCGATGTCGCCCTTTTGGAACTTCTCGATGGCCTTCTTGGACATCCGCAGGATGGTTTCTGGATGGCCGTCACCGATGGTGTTGACCCACTTTTCGATCATGCGCCAGTACCGCCCAAAAAGGTTATTCCTGGCCTTGAGCGAAGCATCCTGAAACTCGGAATCAATGACCCCCGCCATTGCTCTCATGTCCTCAACGGTCAACTCCCCGCGGGTGTTGGCTTTTATAAGATCGAGCATGAGTTCGCGGGTGTCCTTGCTGGTTCGCCCCTTATCCGAGTAAACCTGCTTATGGAGTTCATTCTCAATTCGTTTATCGGACACCTCCACATAGCGTTTATCGGACAGCAGATTTTCTTCCAGGGCGGCAGCAAAATCCGGAGTGACATCACTGGTGTTGGCCATCGATTCCACCAGTTCGAGGGAGAGTTTGTCATCCATGAGCAGGTTCATCATGTCCATTTCGTTGCGGTCGTGCATATCCGACAGGAGCTTCTCTCCGGCCTTGATCTGTTTGTGAAAAGCGGCATCCGCCTTTTTCAGAAGCTCCTGTACCTTCTTGGGATCATCAATGCCATGCTGCCCGGCTCGTAGAATCTGCCTGGCGCTTTCTGGATCGGCACTGATCCGCTTCTCAATGTCTGAGATCCTGAAATCATCACCAAGGGATTCCAGGAGTTTCTTACCCTCAAGCGGATTTATTGCCTTGCTCTCAACATGCTCCAGGATTTCCATGTTTACCTGCTGCTCGATTTGCTCCTTGAGCTTCTGATTGGGCGCCTGATGATAGCGCTCCTTCGCAATCTCGATGCTGTCCTCAAGGGCTGCCTTCGCTTTGACGCTGAGTGTTTTCCTGGCCTCCGCGCCGAGCTTGAAATCCAAGGCGGTGATGTCGGTGGACATCCTGGCATTAAACTGCAAGCGCGCCATCGGATCTGAGATCATGTTGCCGGATTCGTTGGCCACCTGGCGAATCCGCGCTTGGTACTCCGGGAGGGTTCGGTCCAGATCAGGGTCCTGGAGGGCTTCGGTCTGGATCTGCATGATCTGCTTGTTGGCTTCTACAGTAGAGCGCGTTACTTCATGGACGGTACGAACCTTCCGGGTTTGCTCCTCTACCGCCAGGAGCGCATCCCCTACTTTTTCTATGGCTTGACCGTATCCTGACATCAACCCAGGAGGCACGCGAGGAGCAATCCGTTGAGGCGCTATTTTCTTTTCACCTTGATATTGTGGGATTTTAGGCATTATGGATTAGCCCAGGGTTGGTCGAGTGTTGAAAACGCACCTTCCGCTTGAGTCCTTGTGGCTGTTGGTTGATTTACGTTTCTTGTAGCAAGTAAGCCTGATTGGAACATTTTACCCATCCCCTGGATCCCGGTAGACAATGGTTCAACGAATTTAAGATACTTGAACATATCCGCTTGCGATTTATCAATCCCTGCTTGCACCACTTCGCGCCTTGCTGCAATTTGAGAATTGAAGTAATCAATTTGGAGATCCAACTCAATCTCTGCGGCGGTATTCACCATGACATCGAAAGCGCTGCCGGTGCTTCTGACCCCGGCTTTAGCGTAGAGAGCGCGCTGCTTTGAGGTGAAAGTTTCTTTGTATTTCCTGCCTCGCTCTTTCTGTAGGTCCGCTCCCTGCATGATGAGCTTGGCGTTTTGGAGGGCAATCTGAGAGTTGTAGTCAGCGATTTGTTTTGAATATTCATACTTGCGGCGCTGCCCGATGATTTGGGTGGCAGTTCCCGCCGCTTGCGTAACCGTTGACATCAAAAGCATAAGTGTAGCTGGATCCATCACCTATCCTCTGTGATTAGCTGTTTAATGATTGCCAGCACATGACACGGCACCGGACTGTCGCATTTTACGATGACTTGACCCTTGGTGTCCCACCCTGAATCCAGATGCGCCTCAATATCCCCGGTGGTGACGCTGGAAATGCTCTGAGCGTGCTGACTATCCGTGTCACCCACCTTAAGTGCCAGCGTGTCTTTGACGCGGACAATGACATTGTTGACCCGCTTAAACATCCCCTGCGCGGTCCCGATGGCGCTGCCGGCTTCCAGGCGCAACGTCTTGATTGTGGAAGTGTAAGGCAAACCGACCTGGGCTTTAGTGACTGTTGTTGTGGTTCCTCCATCCTTAACGGTGATTGCTCCATCGGAAACCACCGCTTGGTCGAGTGCGGCGCCATCACCATACACATCAACCGTTTCACCCTCCAGGTGACTGAGGCCGGTTAGAGTGGAAGCAGCTGCTCCGGAATAGGTCAGACCCGAATGGACATGAAATGCGTCATCGTCGTCGGTACCCCAATAGAAGGGCTTGAGATATTCCACATACCCGCGCGTGACGCCATCGACGGTGCGCTGGACAATGAACCAGACCTCATCCCCTTCGGTGGCGGTTTGCGCTGGAATGACCGCAACACTATTATAGGTTCCGTCAGTGGTCTGCTCAGTCCAGCCGGCAACCTCCTGCTCAATCTGTCGCGTCAGGGTGGCCAGCTTTCCGTCATCGCGCACACACCAGAGGATATTGTAAGGGGATTGCTGGTAGTCCATGGCGATAATGCCTTCGCCCGGACCGGTGATGTGATCGGATAGAATAGTAATATCCCCCGCCTCGTAGGAATCCTTCTCTAAGTTGAAAGCAAGCTCCCGCATGGTTAGGGTATCACGCTGAATGTAGTAGTTGAAGGTACCGATCTTTTTGGGCGCAATGGTATGGCAACCGTAGGTTGTCTGGCGCTTGACCAATACATTCGTTGGGGTCAGCGGGACCTCATCAGTACCGGAGGAAACTGAGAAAACGCCGCCGGAGGTTCCCATAAGCAAAACTTTCTCGGCAGAGAGCCACCGGACGGCATTGACCTGCTCTGTGGCGATGGTGTAGGTGATGGCATCGTCGTCGGAGCTACCCTCCTCAAAGTTTTCGTATTCCTCCGGTTGAGAGAGCCAGGCGGTCTGCGGTTCTTCTGTGGTGCCGGCAAAGGCCAAGCGCTGCTCATAGAATTGCACGCAGCGCGGCCATCCATTCTCATCAGACCAGGCACCCTCAAGCCAGTCAGTTCTTGCAACGGTGTCTGCGAAATCGGACAGGACAGTAATATCAACCACTGTAGTCGAAGTGTACGCTGTCACATAGCAATATCCGCTATTGAGGTTAAATAGAGATCCCACCATGTCCTCTGTAAAGAAAGCAGCCGAAGCCGTAAGAGTTGTGTTGCCTGTGGTTGCTCCCGGCTCCATGGTGATTGCAGTGATGTTATCGGGCAGATAGGGTCCGTTTGTGAAGTCCTTGGGTTCCAACTGTGTCAACGTCCATGCGGTGTGGCCGGTGCGGGTCAGCTTCCTGGGTGAGTAATCCTGATGGACGATATACATGACATCAGCGGTCTGCGCGTAATGGAGATCATTCAGATCCGCGTCCGCATAGGGCTGCGTAATCTCGTAGATTTTTTCTGAGTCCCCGCCAGACGTATAAGTGGTGAAACCGGAGGTATCAATGTCGGCATCGGTCTGCATATCAGTAAGTTCAAAGGTGTTGGCCGCGACGTTGGCCACTTTGAACTCCCGCCCATTAAGCTCCGTCATGCCTCCGATGTCGGAAAGCACAACGCTATCGCCGTTGGAGTACCCATGGGCAGCTGCGGTAACTACGCCCGGGCTGGCTTTTGTAATGCCGGTAATGCTGACAGCCGTTTCGACAATACGCCCCTGATTCCGGTAGAAGCGGATCTTGCCGTCGCTGAACTCCATCATGTAGGTCTGGCTGGTGGAAAACTGGAAGGGGATGAGGCGGCCGGTCCCGGTGGCTTCCCTGGTCTGACCGACATAGTACGTCCCAGGCGTGCGTTGCGCCCCACCGGGGGGAGTGACTATCCAGTTCTGAATCTGCTCGGCGCCGTTCTCGTACTTTGTGACATCAACCCGGCCAAATATTTTCTCCGAGATTTCGCCAGCAGTTAAATTCGTCTGGATATGGCTGGCTTTTGGCAATTAGGATCTCTCCGATATGATGGGGGACGATTCATCCGGCATCGGATCTGTTGGCGTACCCGCCTCGGAGGAATCTACGAACATGGCTTTCGCAAACTCAATCTCATATTCCCCTTGCAGATCCTCTGCCAGTGTCCGGGACTGGCTGACGGTAAAGGCCAGATTGGAGGCCAGCAGCAACGCAAAGAGCTTTACGAAGGTTTCATCGAATAGTTCGTAATCCTCCACATCGAAGATGTATTTGATGTGGCAGGTATCCTCGTCGGTCAAAAGCTCTCTGCGGGACCCGCTTGGATTTTCTATGGCAAATTTAATCCTGCTCTCCGGCTCGCCGTTGATCCTCCAGATGTTGAGATAGTCGGATGGCAAATAATACCGGTTATCCCAATTTACCTCATCCCCGACAACGCTGACTTTGCCGATGGTGCCGCCGGAAGTGAAAGCCGTATAATCCCCGCCATCAATATCCTCAAGCTCAAGGGTGTCGGTGGTGGCGTTGGCTACCGTGTAGGTTTTGCCATTAAGCTCGATCATGCCGCCCACGCCGCGGATTGAGACAGTATCGTCATCGGATAAGCCGTGGCTGGCAGCAGTGATAACAACAGGGTCAGCTGCGGTGGCTCCTGTGATGGTGGTTTCGGAATCTACAACACGGCCAAGGATGGCGGATTTCTTTGAGAAGTTCCATGGGTATGCGCGCAGGAGCGCTTGTCGAAGGATATCATAAACGTCATTGGCTTTTACTGCTACAGTGTCATCGGCGTCATCGATGTCACTGATCTTTTTTTGACCGATCCGCCGGAGCGCTAAATTAACGATTGCTTCTTTGCTGCTGACGGCCATAGTGACCTCCACAAAAAGGCGGGCCGGCTCCTGCTACGGCCGGCCCGCGCGCTCTCCGTTTGCTCCCCGGTCAGATCCCTACCGGCCTCTTTACTCGTGGGTATAAAGCACCACTAATTTGATCGTACCGGTTGCTGTGCCGGATCCGCCAATGGTGACATTAACCTGAGTATCGGGAGTGGAGGCAGTGGTGTTATCCACATGGTACTCAACTCCGTCTACCAGATTTGACAATTGGCTTCCTGCCGAAGAAGCATCAACCGCGTTTAGATAGCGATTGGGATCCTCAGCATCACCAACATCAAGGGTGATGGATCCACCCAAAGCGTCAAACTCCAGCAACACTGCAAGGACCCGAGAGTTAATCGGTAAGTCCTTGCCCATTTCGACGATGTCAGCAACGGCAAGGGCGGATGCCTCGTAGGTATCCACCATCACCTTGACGTTGCCACCAGCCAACCCAGGATCAACTGTGTGAGCTGCGGTGGCTGCATCGATGATCGTTTTGTTCACACCTTTGTATGTCGCCATCTCAAGTCCTCCTTACGTTATCGGTTACTCTGTGCAAGCAATCTCTACCAGCTTCTCCTCCTCCAGCCGCGTCGAGCCGATCCCCAGGGAAGCATATACCTGGACGGCGTTGGACTTATCCCGACGAATACCAATGTCGGTTTTAATGTCCTGAGCGATGGCGAGGACCAAAGCCGATTTGTTGTAACAGAGGACCTGGCGGTTGCCGTCGGAATCGGTGTTGCACCTCTGCGTGCGGATAAACTTAAACCCAAGGAAGGTGTCAACGGCGCCATTGACCAACGCCCTCACTGAGTTATAATCCGCGTTCTTGACCTCTGTAGTGTTCAAGAGGTCCGTCACCTGTCCTGCGGTCAAAACACAGAACCGCGGCTCCTCCGGATCAGCTTCGTTGCCATCGAGGATTTCCTTGGCAGAAAGCAACTTCGCCAGGGTCAATCCTGTGGATGCGTGGGCAACTTGCTGGCCAGAGGGTACGGTTTCGCTGGTCCCGCCGGCCTTGCCTGAATAGGCGGTACCGGTGGCGTTATCGAGAACCGAATCATCCATTGACCGGCCAAGTGCAAAAGAGGCGGCCTGGACGTACCGCGAGGTGGGATCCACCAACATCTTAAGCTGATCCTGGTTATCAAAAAGGTGAGCAACCTCGAAGTCAAACATGGTTACTCTCCGCCTTTCGTGGGCGGCCTCAGTGATGGGGGTATCAGCGTGGCGGGTAGTTCTCTGTGATGCAGTAGAGGCGCCTAGTTGCTCAACGTATACTTCCTCACCCTTGACGCCTGTTTCGAGCATGACGGAACCGCGGAGGCGCGAACCTTTCTGCTGAACCAAGTGCATAATGTTCGTGCCGAACTGCTTAACAAAAGCTGTTGAAACAGGATTAGCATTTGCCATTATCGAATCCTCCTGGTTCTCATGAACCGTTCAAACAATCTAATTCCGGCGGAATCGGATTGTCCTTTCGGATCCGATAACGGCGCGCGGGGTTTGGTCCGGATCCCTTTCGGGATTGTCCGCTTACGGCGTTACTGGTTTTGAAGGATCCCTTGCGGGATTGCCCTTCTTACGAAAGCATACCCTCTCGCTGGTGATTCTGCAAGTTTATTTTTACTGCGGTGTCTCTCCAGGGTAAAGGATCTGATAAAGCTGATGCACCCGAGCTACGGCCGCCTCATGCCCTGCTTTTTCCTTGACATGGTAGGGATGCTCAGGGTTGCCTTGAATCTCATCAAGCTCTTTCTGAGCGGATTCGCGCGTAAGCTCTCCTGGCATCGGACCGCCTTTG